GAAGTCAGTGTCCCACTTGTTCTTGCCAGTGAAGTGGCTAGAGAATCTAACACCCTTATTAGCCAGATACTGGCGGAACTCTTCGTCCACCTCGTACATCTTCTGGTGGGCGTTGATTTCAATACGCAGTTCTACTGGGCGGTAGGTGTTAATCCAGTCTTCAATGATTGCACGAATCTTGCCTGGGGTGGGGTCTGACATATTGTAGGCATCTAGGACTAGACGCTTACCAGACTGACGGTCTACAGCGTAGACAACTAGCGCAGTCTTTCCTGCCATAGCAGGGTCCATACCAATTAGTGTGACCCATTGTCCGTCTCGTGGATGTCCAGGCGCTCCCATGCGGAGAGGACCAGGTTTACGCATACGATTAACACAGGCGTTAACAATCGTTGGATTAAAAATTGCGTCATCGTCTATGTCCTGTTGCTGGTAAACTAGTGCCCATGTTGAGGCAGTCACCTCGCTACGTCTTGCAAAAAGTGCTGGTCCATCCCATTTCTGGTAATAACCATCTTCATCTGGCTTGGCATCCTCGTCACCATCCCAAGGACGGTCTGAGCGCTCCCAGAGAGTAACCCACTTCTTGGGGTCATCGTGAACTTCTAAAGCGGCTGGCATGGCAAGGCGTGTAAACGGGCTTGCACCACCAGACCAGTGTTCTGGGTTGCGCAGTTCTCGGTATAAATCTACAGCGCCAATGCGAGTGCCGACAATCAGCAACTTACCGTTCTTACCTAGACGGGTGATTACTTCCTTCTGAAGCCAATCTAACTGCTTCTCCCACTCATGGGCATTGGCAGTGGTGATAACGTCATCTAGGATAATCAGGTCAGCACGAGCACCGTAAATCTGACCACCAATACCTAGCGCCTGAAGCGTAGGGTCCTTTTCGGATGAGTCACGGGCTTCTTGACCTAGGTAAACCGTATCGGTTTTCCAGGTGTCAGAGTCTTCTTTCCAACCACCAGAAGGTCCATAGACCTGCTGTAACTTGGCATAGCGTGGATGGCTAAGGCGTTGCTTGATGGAGTAGACGAACTCACGGGCTTTATTTAAAGTCTTGGACACCACAATAATACGCACGTTGGAATCCATGGCAATACGATAGGTGCTATAGCCTACGGTGATTACGGTGGATTTTGCGTGCTCAGGCGGCACATTAATTAAGATACGGTTCTTGTTGCCTTTTTCATAGGACATGGCTGGATGGAGCCAACTAGGCTCCCTTCCCTCCAGAACGTCAATCCAGTCCTGCTGGTGAGGGAATACTTCGTTACCTAAGAACTCTTTAGAGAACGTGGCGAAGTCTATGTTCTTGCCGTTCTCGCTACCTAGGGTGACCTTCATTAGGTCGGAACCCTTGGTTCGGGCTTCCTCTAGGTCTTTGGCGAAGCGAGCGTCTGTGAGCCACTTCTTTAGAACATCGGGCTTACGCCCCACCATGGCAATGGCGGCTCGCACCTCAATGCCATTCTCTACGTGGGCTATAACCTTGGACTTGTCTTCTCTTAGGCGTACCACATTATGGTGCTCTGCACCGCCCTTGGCTGCCATATGAAGTTATCCTATCTGGTTATTTCTTGCCTGTCTGTGAGTAGCCTCTTCCACCTTGCGTGGATGCTTTACCCTGAGTCTTTAATTTGTTTTTTACGCCAGTCTTGACTGGCATGGAAGGCTTGGTGGCGGAGATGCTCTTACCAATCGTCTTGAAGCCATCAGTACCCTTTGTTACCTTGGGCTGGCTGTAGCCACTCTTCTTTGCGTCCATTTTGCGGTCGGCGTTTACCTGCTTGGTTGTCGCTCCGTATGGACCCTGAAGCCCTTTTCTAGAAACGGCACGCTTTGCCTTGGCTACGTCTTGCTTGTCACCTTTAGCCATTTGGCTCTCCTAAGTGGGTTAATTTAATTTAGCATCCACCGCTAAATCATGTCTAAATAAAATGATATAAAGAACTTAATATAAGAGCGCCGAAAGGCGCTCATAATAGCAGCCCCCAAAGGGCTGCTTTAGGTTGTTAAAGGCAGCCACAAAGGCTGCCATTAGGTTGTGTGCGCAAAGCGCACTTATGTTATTTTATCCTACATATATACTAACCCTGTTACAAAGGGACTGTAACGTTTCGTTACCAAATTGTTATAAACTATTTTTAAAGTCCTTATTCCAATGGGTTTTATTGTGTGCACCTATTACCAAAATACTGGAAAAAATATTTCATTGTAGTCATATAACATACCACCACACAACCTTAACAACTGGGGGGTCATAGAGATAATTGAAATTTCAACTAGTGACTAACGTGACATAACTAATTGTTATCGGGTACCCCTGCCGAACTGGGGACCCTTGGGGGTTTAGTTGAACATTCAACTACATTTATTTAATAGTTGAAAGTTGTACTACTTTGTACAGTCTCCCCTCTCCAATTGGGCGCACAACTGGGACACCTTGACGGGTTCCACATTATGAAAGTTTATAACGAATTGGTAAAGATGAAAGAAACTTGCCCAAATGGGTTGCGCCTGTCCCTGTCAGGTGCTAGGCTGGGGCACAGCCCCAAACGCTGGGGAAGGCAAGGAAAACGGAGGCAAGAAAATGCAGGGTTACTACAACAAAGAACAGACTTTGACAGTCTGCCCAGATTGTCGGGCATTGTTTGAGGGTGAAACTTGGACAAAGTTTCCCAATAACTTTGAGGCAGACAACTGCACCGAATGCTATTCTGAAATTGGAGGTTAACCAGACCGAAACCCCGCAAGGGGTCGCACCGTGAGGCGGTGCCTGATGAGGTCAGAACAAACAGGAGGCAAGACAATGTTAGAGCAATGGCAACAAGAGGAAATCCAAGAGTTAATCGGGGATTTCGTAAGCGGTAAACAGTCAGGATACCTAAGCGACTTAATCAATGAACTTGTGGACGGATACGCCCCAATCTATTACGGGGACATCATTAAGGAATGGCAGGAGATGCCTAGCGAATACGACAACAGGGGAGCAGCGGAACTAGGAGCAAGTGACGGGGCAGGTATTCAGGACTTAATGCAACTTGACCTATACTTGTACTACTCCGAACAGGTACACACCTACGCCCAAGAATACGCAAAAGAAAATGACATTGACCTAGACGGGTTGGGGTAACGGTATGAATTGGCTAACCCTAGATTTCCACCTAACCAATAGCGGAATGGAACTATACACACATTGGCTAGAGATAGCCGTCCCCGCTCGTACTATCTACCTAGCCTTAGCAATTTGGGCAGGGCGCAAGGCATACAAGAAACTACAAACAAGGAGAACAAACTAATGACTACGGCACAAATGGCGCAACTAATCGGACGTGAGGGGCTACTAGCCACTAACGGGCTACAAGTTGCGGTCAAGATTACAAATGTAAAGCAATCCTACGGACGGACACGCTACACGGTGACCCCGTTACACGGGCACGGCACGGCAACGGTAGAGGATTTCAGGGTGGAGGTAGTGGGGTAATGAATAGTTTCTATTCGTGGGTTTTAATCCTATCCCTTGCAAGTTTAATTTTCTTAGCAGGAAAAGATAGATAACAAACTGATAACAGAATGGTAAAGATTTAGTAAAGACTTTTCAATAGCCTTGACACCTGTCAGGGACACCGATTAACTAGATACAACAACGAAACTATGGAGGTTTCAAATGAACAGCACGACAGGATTTGTAATCCTTGACAAGGTAACAGGCAAGATTCTGGCAACTCTCCCACTAACTATTCCTATCGGGGCAACGGTGGAGGCATACACAAAGGCAGGACACAACGTGTCTTGGGGTTGGGTAGAGGAGACAGCATAATGATTACAGCACGAAAGATTCACCCCTCAGGGGCGTTAGAGGTTAGCGCACACGTTAGGGACACCGTACTAGGCGGTAGTTGGTATGAACGCCAGGTGTACTACCAATACACTAAGGCGGAGGCTATGCGGAGATACCGTGAGCACCTGATTCACAATCACTATGTGTTAGTAAATGACTAGGTTATGGAGGTAACCACAATGAAATACACAGCAACAGTTACGTTTGATGTATTAGATTTTGAGGCAGACAGCGTTAAAGATGCAGATAGCAAGATAGATAAGTTGATTGACCTACTATCTAACGCAAGTGAGGCTTGGGATAGCCTCAACTGGGATAACGTGGAATGGAAAGCGGAGGTAGCACAATGATTAAGACACCACTTAAAGGTAAACAAGTAACCATAGTCTGTGACGAGGCTACGCTACAAGAACTTTACAAGTTAAATGACCACCAATGGGACAACTTTAACGAGGCAGAGTTTATGTTCTTTATCGGTGAGGTAGAGGACACCGAATTGAATGATGAGCAAATGGAATTTTATAGAAACGAGGTGAACTAATGGCGCAATACCAATACGTAGTTATGTATGATTCATCCACCGAACAATGGGAGGTTGATGTTGATACGGTGCAAGATTTAAATGACAGGCTTTTTTATGACAGCGAACATCAGGAATGGATTTACCCTGATGACCCTGACTACGCTGTACAT